TGACAAGATAGTTAACTTCTTTCTTTGCAGATAATTTAAACTTCTCATAATCTGCGTCTAGATCAGTAAAGTCACATCTCCTCCTATTGTAGTATCCGTATAGTTTATGATATGCTTCTGCTTCTTCTTCATCAAATTCCCACCACTCATCACATTTTTCATATATCTCTTTGTTATCAATAATTACTTTTTTCAAATCAATTTTAGGAATCTCTACATATACACTCTCAGTGCTTCCTTCATTAGTCAGATCTTCAATATTTTGCTGTAATGAATCTACAGTTTTAATATCAATATTGTCACCAGAGTTGTGCACCCCACCAGTTGTTGGTGCATTCTTCATATCAGATTCTTGAGATTGACCTTTTGATTCTGTGTCTTCTGATGAATCTGTATCTGTAGAATCATCTTCAGACTTAACTTCATATTCTTCATCATCTGTTTCAGAACCTCCTTGTGCATCGGTTCTTTCTCCAGATGGAAGTTTTATATCAAGTGACAACTCACCTTTTTCTAGTTCTTCTTTCTGTTTCATCAAGTCTAGATCAACACCTTGAACTAACTTTGATACTTCTAATACGTCATCAAAAGTTTCACATGTATTGACTTTATCTACAATTACCTGTTCTTCCTTTGTAAAATTAATATCAACGAAAAGACCAATCTTATAATGTAAGTTGATTCTATCAGCAAAACTAAACTCATCAACATCTTCATCAACTACAGAAAAGAAATCATCATCATTCAACTCTTCATATCCATGATAGAAAGTCTTAGGAAGTCCTGCATACTTTCTCTTCATGAGTTTTTCAATACGAACATCCTCTACAATATTAACAATAGATGGATGAACTTTATGATCCTTTAACCAATCAATATCAGGAGTGAATAATGCATGTCCAACTTCATGTGCAACTAACATGTCATACACACTATTAGATGCTCTATCCCATAATGGAAGTGTAAGCACACGAGTGTGTACGTTGAATTGTGCTGTGGAAACTTGTTTGTTTTCAACTACTAAGTCTTCTGTTGCAAGAAGTTTAGCGAGTTGTCCTTTGACTTCGTGTCTGACTTGTTCTAACATGGTGATGATTTAATTATATACCTATTATAACGACGAAACCGCCCAGAAGGACGGTCTAGTAGACGGTTTATTAACTGTCCACGTCGTTTCTTTGCTTGACGTAGTGCTTGTGGTTTGAGGTGACGTTTCTTTTCCTTTTTGGAATGATGCTGCCAGTTAGGTAGTTTCATCAGATTATTTTGCTGAATCCCTTTATTTTATCAAATTTTATAATTTTGTCAAAACTATCTATCAAATCATCAGTCTTATGTGAGATAACAAATACATTTGCATCACTTACAACATACTTGATTATCTTTGTAAAGTATTCAGTTCCAAACCCATCAAGTGAACTATCAAATATCTCATCAAGTATCAAAAGATTAGTGCTTGCAGAGTTTTTCATTCTTGCAATCTCTCTCCAAGTAAACAATAATGACAAATCAATTCTCATCTTTTCACCTTCAGAGAATGACTCATAACTAAACTTATCATGTATTGGAGATTTGACACTCTCTTTAAATTCATCATCGAGAGAAAAATTGATATAGAAATCCATCAACTGCAGATACTTATTAATCTGCTGATTCATTAAAGGTAGGTATCGTTTTATTATTTTAGACTTAACTCCACCATCTTTCATAAGAGCATGAGCAAATTCATTGTAAACATTTTTCTCACTCTCTTGTGATTGATTTTTTTGAAGTCCTTCTAATTCTCCAAGTAACTTATCTAACGCATGTCTTTCAGTAGTTCTGTTTTTAAATTGTTCGGTAATAGTTTGAATTTCTTGTTCGATGTCTCTGGTCTGATTTTGAAGTCCAGAAATCCTTGTGCTTGTTTTAGAAATTTCATGCGTTAGGTTGCTTGCCTCCTTAGTGAACTTCTTGAATTGAGTTTCTTTCTCTTCTTCAAGTTTGATGGCAGACTCCAGTTCTTCGTAACCCTTTTTGAGTTCTTTTGCCTTCGATTCTGCCTCGTTAATTTTATTTAACCGAAACGATTCTTCTATATTTTGGGTACATGTAGGGCATGTTACATTTTCATTAAAGAATTTATGTTCCTTGGTAATCGTCGATACTTTATTGGATAATTTACCTTTTAAGTTACCTAATTTTCTTAATTTTGTGTTACAATCTGATAACATTTCCATGTCTTTATTGATTGCATCCAACTCCTCAGACATTTCCTTCAAGTCATCTTCATACCTATCAATCTGTTCATTTATACTTTTTATCTTTTCTTTTTTATCTTTAACATCCTTCTTACTTGTATTCTCTATCTCTTGAATAAAACCATTTTGCATATCAATCTTTTCTTCTAAAAGATTTTTCTTAATTGATATCTCTCTAAGTCTTTCATTCACACCTCTGACTCTCTCTTTGAGAATTAATCCCATTGCAGAAAATATTTTAATATCTAATAGATCTTCAATCACCTCTCTGCGATTCGGAGCAGTCAATTGCATAAATGGCACAAATGATGCACTACCCAATATCACAATCTGAGTAAATGATTTATAGTTTAATTTTAATACATGTTCTTCCAACCACCTCTGCTGATCATTGACAGCAGCATTTTGGTTCATGACATTACCATTCTTATAGATTTCAAATCTTACTGGTTTCATTCCCCTCAAGACTTTCCAATCTGTAGCACCAATCGTAAATTCTAATTCTACAACACAATCTTTCTCATTGACTGTATTAATTAACTGAGATTTATTTACTTTTCTAAATGGTCTATTAAACAAAGAAAAAGTTAAAGCATCCAATATCGTGCTTTTACCTGCTCCATTATTCCCTATAATCAAATTTGTCTTCGCTTCGGTAAGGTTTATTTCTGTAAATTTATTACCAGTGGAAAGAAAATTCTTCCATTTAATTTTTTTGAAAACTATCATTATCTCGTGGTGGAATTACCAAGTCATCTTCAGTTATAATTACATACTTATAATTATACACCATACAGGTCTCAATGGCAAGCTCATTTGGGATTTCCACAACAACCATAGGTGGATAATCCTCTGCCTCCAATAAACCTCCATACCTTTCAGCATCATCTTTTTCCTCAAATAGGTACAGAGATCTTTCACCATCATCATCTGCGACAGCGTATGCACCTTCTTGTTCGTGTCCTTTAATTGTTAGAATATACATTATTCAAACTCACATGCTTCTCTGTAGACCTCCTTCATGATACCTTTTACAATACTTTTATCTAAGTCAAATTCAGAGTCGTCAATATATTTATTCAATAATGTCAAAGTATTTTCACATTCTTCCTGTGTAAACTCTACATCATCATCGTCTATTGTAAAGTTCTCAACAACTTTAAGATCAATGCATCCTGACTTATTAATTTTGTCTACATACTTATCAAATTCAAATTGACTTGACTTATTACGAACAATAACTTTTACAATTTTATCTTTCAGAGAACTTGCATCAAATAATTTAGCATCAGTATCATCATAATATACTTTTTCAAACATAGTATAAGGATTCTGAATAAACTCTAACTTGAATGTATCAGTATCAAAAATATGAAATCCTCTTGGATCATCCACATCATTCCAATACATTTGATATGGATTACCTAGATAAAATATTTTTCCGTCATTTGATCTAGTATGATAGTGACCAGAAAAAACTACATCAAAATGTTGAAAGTATGATGGGTTCAATCCCATATGAGCATTTGTCTGAACAACTCCAGGAAACAATGCAAAACCATTCAATTCTAAATGTCCAAATGCTACTTTTGATTTAGAATTTTTGACTATTTTCATTGACTCTTTATAATTATCTTGACATATCCAAGGTAATAAAAGAGTTTTAAATCCATCAATATCAACTTCAGTTGCAGATGAATAGTGTTTTACATTTTTATAAGAAGTAAGTAAAGCATCAATCGCATTTATATCATTTGTATTTTTAAAATATACATCATGATTACCTACAATGGTATAAACTTGAGTTTTACATTCCTCTAGTTTATCATATACAACTTCTTTTGCCCAGTCGAGTGCCCAGAAATCAACGTTCTTACGATTATCAAAAGAATCTCCAAGATGAATTACGTTTTTAATTTTTCTTTCTCTGATAGTAGGAAAGAATACATTATCGTAAAATTTTTTAAAATAGTCGTGAAAAACCGTATTTGCTTTTCTTGCACCGAAATGAGTATCGGTAATTAAAGCAATCTTCATGAATAAAGTTTAGTTTGTATATTTTCTTTGATAGAATTGTAATCAGATGAATTAGAAAGATCTCCATCCCCAGTCATGACTTCTTCAAAACCAGATCTCTCTATCAGTTTACCTCTTATATCCATCTGTCTTTTTTCTTTTTGTATTCGACGGAGAAAAGCATAATGAATTATTTGAGTGAAATAAGCAAAAGGATTAGAGGATTTTTCTGGATTGAAGTTTTTAATATACTGAACACAGTTTTCAATACCATCAGAAATCATATCTTCACGAAACATATAGTTTACAAAGTTTGGTTTATAAGATAAATGATTTGCTATCTTAAGAAAACATTCTCCAATGTAACGAGGTATGACGGGTCGGGCTTCTCCTGCTTCCTCTGCTCTCTGACATTTTGCACGATAGTTAATTAATGCTTCAAGAAATTCTTTATTGTTAACATAGTGTTCCGACTTACGTTTTCCTCTGGCCATTTCATTAGTTTCCTCGTTTTACATGTCTCTATTATACCATTTTTTTAGGTACTTGACAAGGTGTGATTTTTGATGTATAATAACTCTGTAGGAGTTCAGAGATACTTTAGCTAGATTTATATAGCTTCTCTAAGAATACTCTAGCATCAGCAACAGATGATAAGAATCCATGATTCTGATTAATATCAGATTTACCACCATCATTATCTTTCTCTTTTAGATACCTATTATACACTTTAATTAGGTGTTTGTCATGCACTTCAGTCATTGTGATGACCTTATCCATGTTCATGACTACTGTGGGGTCGTCTGACATTTTTAACCACGGGTTAATCCTCACAGCAGACACACCCATATGACGGATTGTTATATTCTCAAACATTACAGGACAATCTAAGATTAATATTGTTTTATCTTCTTCTTCACAGGGAGATACCTTGGCAAATATTTCCTCTCCTGATACTAATTTTAATACTGCGTAAAATTCTTCTTTATCCATTGTCCCTTAAACTGATTTGTATGATTTCATAATTAAATTGTTCTTCGTTATAAATTTTGATTCTCTCTACCAAATGATTGAGAGTATAATTTTTACGAGATTTATAAGAGATGTCATCTGCAATATCATATAGAACCGCTTTTGACTTTTTGTCTCCCTTTCTAAGAACCCGACCAATGGATTGTAAGTTTCTTATCCTCGACTTTGACGGGGATGCAAAGATGACGTTATGAAGGTTTTTAATGTTAATTCCAGTTGAGAAGGTCCCGTAAGAGGCAACAATGATTGCATTTGATTCACTTTCAGTGATCGTTCTAACTTCTTCTCGTTCCTGTGCTTCAACTCCACCGTGAACATAAAATACTTTTCGACCATCCTTTACAAAACTATTTATAGAATCGAATAGTATTTGACCGTGGGTGGCAACCCTACTAAAAAGCACAAGAGTATTACCTCTTAGATCTACTGCTAGATTTCTTATAAATCGATTTCTCTTTGGATGACTTATGATATATTGTATCTCATCTTCATAGGTATCAAACTTCTGATCATGATGTTTTAGTATCAATACTCGAATCTGTAATTTAGAAAGATGACCTTTATCAATCAGTTCTTTTGTTTGAGTTACC